CGCCTTCCGGCGTTGCCAAATATTCGCCAACCAAAGCCGGGTCAAGCGTATTAACAATGCGAAGATTCGTCGTATTGCCCACATTGCCCGCCGATTGGGCGTTGTTTGCCGCAGCCGGGGCCGCAGCCGGGGCCGCTACGCCTGCGCTTGCGCTGTTCTGTTGAACGGTTGCCGCGCCATTCTGCAAAGCCTGCAAGTTTGCGACGCCGATTCGTGCGGTAGCGTTCGCGTCCATGACGTATTCTTTTCCATGCACGACGCCCGCAACTTCATTAACGCCAATATTTCCGGTATAGCCGCCCGTTTTATATCCGGTCGATTGCGAACGGATTTGCGCAACGTTTGCCATACCTGCGGCAATCGCTGCGGCTGCGGCGGCTGCGCCCAACGCCGGGCCGACGTAAGGAATTGAAGCCATCGCGGCATAAGCGCCGGTTGCCGATTGGTAAGTTTGGATAACAGCTTGCGTAATCGCGGCGGCTTTGCCGATTGCCCCAAGTTCCTTATTCTTCGACTTTTGAAGCTGCGACAATTGACCGAAGAAATTAGAAGCCGTGTTAAGCTGCGAACTTTGTTGCTGCGCCCAAATTTGCATACGCAACGCGGCGGCGTCGTTTTCGTTAATCAAGTCTTGTTGCCGCATTACTTCAATTTGGTCATACATATTTTGATAATTCGCCAAGTTCGCTTCTTGTTGAACTTGAAGGTTCGAAGTATCAAGACCCATGCCGCCAAGTTGCGACGTAACCGCGTTCGCTTGGTCGCCAGCGGTAAAACCGCTTTGCGGATTTCCGCGAAGGTTTTTAATTGCGGTCATTTGGTCGATAAACTGTTGGCGCTTATTTACGCTTGCATCCATCAATGCGGCTTCTTGCTGCGAAACGCCGTTAAGCTGTTGGATAACCATAAGCTTTTCGCGAAGCGCGGCAATTTCGGCTTGCGTAAGTACGATGCCTTTTTGCAAAAGGTCGTTACCGATTTGCATAATTTGCTGTTCGACTTCGCGTTGCTTCGGCAACATTTGAAGCAAGGTTTGTTGTTGCTGCAAATCTTTGTTGTATTGGCGCAAAGGGTCTTGCGAATTCGCGTAAGCTTCCGAAGCCTTCGTAACAGCCCGGTTATATTGATCTTGCGAAATAGCGCCTTGCGACAACAGCTTTTGCGCTGCGGTAAGATTGGCGTTATAGTCGCGTTGCGGGCCTACGGCTTCTTCGTAAATTCTATCGTAAGCTTGTTGAATATCCTTCGCTTCCTGAATCGCTTTAATCTTTTCTTTGATTGCGGCGGCTTCGTCTTGCGAAAGCTTAATTTTCTTACCCAACAACTGTTCTTCGATTTGGTCGAACCGGGCTTGCGCTTCGCGTTCCGGCTTCAACATATACATACGCGACAATTCGTTATCAAGTTCGGCGTTAATCTTGGCAAGTGCGGTTGCGCGCTTTTCCGCAGCCTTTGCGGCTTTTTCGTCGATAGCGTTAGCGTTAGGCGTCAAGTTCGGGCCAGTTCCGCGCAATGCCGAACCTTGACCTTCTGCGGCTTTACGTTTGGCGGCAATATCGCGGGCGCGTACCATGAATGCGTTTGCAGCGTCGCCGACGTAATCTTTATTAAATGCGTCGGTAAATGCTTTGCCAACTTCGGCGGCTGCGCCCTTGGCGGCATCGCCGACTTGCATACGCGGAAGCTTAATCGTCGCAGCATCAAGCGCGGCATTAAGACGCCCGGCCATATCCGGCGCAACTTCGGCCCCAAGCTGCGCAATTTTACGCAATCCGATTTGCCAAGCATTAACAATCGTTTCGACGGCAGTTGCGCCGAAATTAACGACCGACGCGAAGACGTATTGCATAACGTCGGGGAATTTATCCCAAATAACCTTAATCGCGTTAAATGCGCCGACCCAAGTTGCGATATAAAAGTTACCGACAGTTTTAACGATACTTACGACCATATCGCCGACGCTGGCAAACTGCGAACCCCAACCGTTTGTCGCTTCCTTAATCCATGCAAAGGCCGTTTCCCAAGCCGACTTAAACAAGTCAGTAACGAAAGTAACAGCGTCGCCAATATACGCAAAAACAGTTCGGAAAATATCTTTAAGCGAAACGGCACCGTCGGAAGTTACGGCGATTTGGTCGCCAAACAAAGTAATTGCGGCGGTTGCTGCGGTAATGCCCACAATAAGCAAGCCAATAGGATTCGCAGCAAGGGCTGCGGTAAATGTCCAAACGGCGGCGGTTGCCGTCGAAAGCATACCCAACAGCGCCGGGCCGAACGCTACCAACAGCGCAGCGCCGACAACGGCCAGAATTACGGCAAGCGCCTTCATGTTTTCCGAAAGGAAAATGATTGCCTTCGAAATACCCGCCGTAATGCCTAGCGACTTATTGATTTCGCCGAAAGTTTGCGTCGCAGCGGTTTTTAAATTAGTCATCCCTTCGGCTAGTGTGGGTAACAATTTCGCATATTTGGAATCGGCTAATGGCTCCAACTTTTTAAAAGCCTGAAACAAAACATCGCCTGTTATTTTTCCTTCGGATGCGGCTTTTTTTAAACCGCTTTCATTTATTTTTAAAACCTCAGCAATTGCGGTTCTAACCGATTTTGGCATATTTTCAGAAACGGCTTTGAATTCTTCACCCGCTAATACGTTCGAATTAAAAGCTTGCGAAAGTTGAAGTAGCGCGGAAGCTTGTTCTTGTGGCGCAGAGGCTCCTATTTTTAAAAGCTTATTTACTGTTTCGGTAAGTCTAAGTGAGTCTTCTTGAGATTTACCAAGACTAACCAAAGCATTATCAAAACGTACAAACGCTTTGGAAGTTTCATCAATCGGCATTCTTGTTTTTTTCGCTACTTCAAAAACTTTGTCAGTAGCGACTGCCATTTGTTCTTCGGAATCCGTTACGGTTGAAATTTTATTTTGCAATGCCGTATAAGCGTCGGCGCTTTGCAAAATGGCTTGCGCCGATAGACCTACGCCGACAAGCGCAGCCGCGCCGCGAACGAACGACATAATCGACGACGCCGCGCGCTGCGACGATTGCGCGGCCCTGTCTTGGGCCTGTTGCAGCCGCAGCGCAGCCAATGCCGCCCGGTCGCTTGCCGCCGCAGCGTTGGCCGTTTGCGTAGCCGTGCGGGCCTGTTCCGTCGCCAGACGTTGCGCGGCTGTCTGCCCTTGGGCTTGGGCCGTATTGGCGCGCGTCGTTGCTGCGGCTAGGTTTTGGGCTGCGGTTTGGCTTTGCGTTGCGGCGGTCGCGACGCGCTGTTGTGCGGCTGCGGCTTGGGCGGCTGCGGTAGCGGTTCGCTGTTGTTCGGTTGCCAGACGTTGCGCGGCGACGGCCCCGGCTTGAAGCTGGCGCGTAGCGTTGGCCGATGCGTTTATAAGTTGCGACAACCCGCCGACATTGATTGCGGCAAGTTGGGTTTGCAAGTTCTTAACGGCGGCGTCGGCGCTTCGGGCTTCGGTTGCGATTCGATTAAGCTTCGTCGAAATAGAAGGCGAAACCTTATCGGCAATTTCGATGCTAATATTTTCGTCTGCCATTTCTTAGCCCTTTATCTTAAAATTCTTGCGCATTTTGCGACCAATTAAAACCGCACGTTCTACAAAGCCCGCCGGGGCTTGCTTTGAATATCCGTCATTCAAACGACGAATATAAGGAAGATTGTTCGTAATAAAAATCCGTTGGCCGGGTTTCTTACCGGCTAGAATTTTGCGCGCTTGGTTTATTGTTTCGGCTGCGCTTGCCTTTTGAGTTGAACCGCCTTCGCCCGGAAAATGCGGCTTGATTTTGTCAGACGAAGGCGTTTCAAGTGTTACAATCCAGTTCGACAAAGCTTGCGAAGTATCGACAGGCGTTTTAAATGCCAAGTCGCCGACGATGGTTAAGGCCGTATCGACGGCAAGTTTAGACGCGGCTTCGTCGATTGCCTTAGCCTTCTTTTCTAAACTTGTCGCCAAATCCAATAAGCCTTTTGCCATTACTTCGCCTTTTGTTTCGCTTCCATTTTCGCCGAAATCCGTTTAAGGTGTTCGCCATCCATTCTACGAATGAAAAAATGTAAATCTTCCGTCTGTTCTTCGTCGAACTCAAAAGCCCTTGCGTAGTCTTGCACGCTAGACCACGGAATAGCGGTCGGGGCCATAGCGTGCGAACGTTCGCAATCCAAATCAAAAAAGGCTTGCATATACAACTGCAAGCCCTGTTGAAGTTCTGGCGCGTTAGCGATGCGGTCGGGGATTGGTTGCCCGGCGCGCATCGCCTGTTTCGCTATTGTCTGTTCGATTGGGCCAAGTTCCAACAGATACGCCAAAACTTCGTTTAGTTTTTTACTTCTTCTTCCAACGCGGCATCGCGGAAGTTCGCCGATAACTTGGCTTCTTCCTGCAAACGTTCATACACTTCCGGCAGGTCGGTAAAGAGTTTCACGGCTGCGGCCTTGCTGAATTCCAGCGGCTTGCCGTCTTCGCCGCGAACGTTCTTCCAGCCCTTCAAGACGGTATCGACGAAGACGCCCATAAAGATTTCTTCGGCCTTGTCGTTGTTCATCGTGCCAAGTTCGATTTGGCGACGATAAGGGCGGGTCGCGGCTTCCAACGCCTTCGAATAACGCTTGTTCGACTTGCCCATGCGCGAAACAACGAAAGTCGGAATCGAACCGTCTTCGTTTTCGGCTTCGGTCATTTGAACTTCGACGCCTTCCATTTCTTTTTCGCTGTTCGTAGCGAATTGTTTATAAAGCGACATTTGTTTAACTCCTTCGAAATTTAGGAAAAGGGCCGGAACGCCCGGCCCTTTAATGATACCGCAATTACTTAGGCATTGCCACATTCGGCAGATACGAAAACGCTTCGTAAAGCATCGTATAGCCGTTCGGGTTTTCCGCGCCTGCCGGTTCAAGCGGAACGGTAATCGGCGCGTCTTTTTCGACGGCCAGACGACCGCCGCCAAGGCCAAGCAACGGAATATCGAACACAAAACCGGCGTTTTTTGAAGCGCCGATAACAGACAAGCCAACGTCGGCATTTTGACGAACCGCGCGAACAGCCGAAACCGTCGTAAAGTAAGCGGTAATGGAACCGCCGACTTCAAAGTTACCCGCCGTTGTGTCGAATGCGCCAAGAATGCCGACGGCCTTGTTCGGCGTAACGTTGTTGTTAATGGAAACGGTCGCTTCGGAAACGTAACCGAACAAGGCCGAAGGATTGGACGAAGCCGGGTCGATAACCGACATTTTGATTCGGTAAATGTCCGAAGAAGTGTTAAACGCATCTTCGCCAAGTGCCGAAACGCGGGTTCCCGACTTGATTTCGTCGCCAGCTTCGCCCGATTTGTGGGTATTATCGCAAGCAACAAACGACAAATCGGCGTTCAGCTTGTCAGCCTGCGGAATGTTCAACGTAAATTCGTTCGCTACCGCACCTTCCAAGTATTCGGCTTGGGTCGAAGTCGGGCCGCTTCCCAACTGGCGTTCGATGTTGTACGAACGGCGCTTGATAAGCGACGGCGTTTTTTCGTTCTTAATTACAGTACCGACGAACAAACGAATCGTTTTGCCCGTACCGGCTTCGGTCGCCGGGGTAAAGGTCGTATCGTTGAAAACGATAGCCTTTGCGGCAATCGACTTAATGCGCGCGTAGCCCACATTATTAGCGAAGGTCGTTCCCACAGCATCGCCGCCAATGAAGACCCAAAGGCCCGGAATCAGGCCCGGCAGGGTCGTAAAGTCTGCGGCGGTAGCGACAAGCGACGGAATGCCAGACGTAACGGCCATCGAAATATCGCCGCTTGCGAACTGGAAGCCTACGGTTTGAAGCTTTGCAGCGGCGGGCGGGGCGGCTTCGTCAATAAGCGTTTCATTAACGACGACGGTTCCAGCGGTCGAAGAAGCGACCGTTTTAATACCGTTGTTGCCAGCGTTGGAAAAGCCCGAAGCCAAAACGATTTGACCGGCTGCGAATACGCCAAGCCCTGCGGCTGCGGCATAGGTCTTCGTGCCGGAATTAACGCTAGTCAGCGCGACGGCCGCAGCGTTAAGCGCCTTCGTGTTCGGCAGTTCGCGCGCATCGGCAAAGAAGAAGCCTTGAAGCAAGCGCGTAAGATTCGACTTCGTAAAGTCGATATTGAAACCGCCCGAAGCGTCAAGGTCGGTAATCGTACCTTTCTTGTTTTGCCGCGAAGGGTCGATAGGCGCACGCGCAACGGTCGAAAGTTCGCCGCCGAAATCCGAATAGCTGTTGGGTTCCAGCCCGTACCAAACGGGCGTACCCGGAAGCGTTTTCAGCGTCGTTTCTTCCGCGAATGCAAGGCCG